TCCAATCATTAGTTCAACCAACAGAGATATTAGATGGTAATACAATCAATAGTCCAAATATAATTGTTAGAGGTCAAAATAATTACGTTGGTGAGAATGTAATGTCTTCAATGATATTGGGTAACAATTCTTCATTATTACCTGGTTATAAGAACCAATTAGTTATTGGTGATGGTGTTACCCCAACTGAATGTAATAGTATCACCATAGGGTCTCTAATCATCACAGAAGATGGATTAAAACAAACCAAACCTTCAATTATTGATGGGGGATTTAATGAAGTAATGTATATCGCTAAAACAAATTTAATTGATATTATAGATGGTGGGGATGATGATGTGAGAAGATATGGTGGTGATAGTAAATTAAGACCGATTATAGATGGTTCAGTAGGTAGTATTGAAGAAAATCCAAAATTAGAAAATATTCAATGGATATTATTAGGTGATAGTTGTGGTGATGATGGATATTGGTATGATGATGGTGAATGGGAAGATACGGAATATTGGATTGATTAAAAACATATAATAAAAAATAATATTTAAAGAAAAAAGAATATGAGTGATAAAATAGAATATAGTAGATTAAAAGTTAAAAGAACTGATGTTCCCGCAGAGTTACCAACAATACCTACAGGGTCAACATTATCTTCGTTTGTAAGTACCGATATTTATGTTGGAGAATTCTTTTTAAATACAAATGATGATAGATTATTTATCAGAACAGATAATGGTATAGTTGAATTATTATTAACTGGTGGAACTCCATCAGTATATACACAAAATCTCGCACAAACATTATTAATTGGTAACCAAACCTTAAGTAATAATATTGTAATGTCTCAAGATGATAAAATTACAAGTTTTAGTGGTGGTTCATATATTAAAATGAATAAGATTGTTGATGAAATCGTTGATTTATACGCAAGTCAAACAGGTGTAGGTATAAGTAATATTCTTGTCGCACCACTTGATTTAACAATTCAACATTCATTATCCGCTAATACAGGAAGTATTACATTAGATGCTACAGATATTGAAATATTATTTACAGATACAATAGATACTTCAACAATAAATGTATCAAAAGATACAATTATAATGAATACTTTAAATTTAATTATTAATAATTTACCAACATCTTCATCAGGTTTAACAAGTAATCAATTATTTACACAGACCGCAACTGAATTGGGTGGAACAGGTACAACTAAAGTAATCTGTATAGTATAATAAAATTTAAAATTAAATACCATGCCAGTAAAACAATGTCAATCAGAAGGTAAACCTGGTTATAAATGGGGAGATAGTGGTAAATGTTACACTTATAACCCCGATAACGAAGGACAAAAGAGAAACGCAAAGAAATCCGCCATCATTCAAGGTATAGCGATTGGTGAATACGCAGAAATAGGTGAAAGAGGTGGTATTAGACCATCAAAGAAAGCACCTAAGTCTGATACCCCAAATAAAAACCCAAAAGGTGAAGGAACTGCGAAGGGTGACGCATCGACAACAAGAGGTGCTGAGGTCACAAAAGAAGTTGAAGAAACATTAAGAAAGAAAGTTGATGACTTCAATGAAAGATATAAAGATAAATTGGGGTATGGTGTTAATATTGGAATGTTAAAATCAGTATATCAAAGAGGTATCGGTGCTTACAACGTATCTCATTCACCAAAAGTACAATCCCCAGGTCAATGGGCACAAGCAAGAGTGAACGCATTTTTATATTTGGTAAGAACAGGTAGACCTGAAAATAAAAAATATGTAGGTGATAATGATTTATTACCGAAGGGACATCCTAAAACAGAAAAAAAGTAAGACATGGCACAAACAGCACAAATAAATATTAAGGTTGATGGTAAACAAGCGGAGGGTAGTGTTGATGGTTTAAATACAAAACTTGGTAATACTACTAAAACCACCCAATCATTAAGAACAGAACTAAGACAAGTAACTCAAGAATTACAAGGTTTAGAACCTGGTAGTGCTCGTTTTCAAGAATTAACTCAAAGAGCGGGTCAACTTCGTGATACTATTAAAGATACGAATGCGGTAATCAACGCAACCGCAGGTAATGTAACTGAAAATCTTGCGAGAGGTTTAGGAACAATGACCCAAATTGGTATTCAAGGATTTCAAGGTATTGTTGCAGGAGCACAGATATTAGGATTTGAAAGTGAGAACCTTCAAAAGACTATGGTGTTATTACAATCAACCATGGCGTTAACCCAAACCATAGAATTTTTTGGTGGACTTGGGGATAAGATAACTGAGGTTAAAGCAAGTTTTGGTGGATTACTTGAAACATTGGGATTAGTAAATACCGCACAGAAATCAACTGCGGTAGGTGCGACCGCAACCGCAGCAGCAGAAACTGCACAAGGAACTGCGGCATTGGGTGCTGCGTCCGCAACAGGAGTATTAACCACCGCATTAAATGCGTTACCATTCATTGCGATTGTCGCAGCGATAGGTCTTGCGGTAACTGCGTTGATTAAGTTTATGGAGAAAAGTAAACAAGCGTCTGAAGAACAAAAGAAAAGAAATGAAGAATTAAAAAGACAAAAAGAATTAACTGACCAAGTAACAAGTTCTGTCGCTAAGGAGGGAACTCAAATGATTAGTATGTTAGAAACTTTAAAAAATACTAATAAAGGTTCTAAAGAAAGAAGTGAATTAATTAAAACAATTAATGAAAAGTATGGAACTCATCTAAAAAATCTACAGGATGAAAAGTTATTTCAAGACCAAATAAATAAATCTATTCAAGAATATGTTACCCAAATGAAAAATAAAGTTGCGTTCCAAGTAAATGAGGACGCAATGACTAAGGCGATACAGAAACAACTTGAAGTAAGAAGACAGATTGATGAAACAACAAAATCCCAACAAGAGAATGAAGATAAATTAGATAAAATAAGGAAGAAGTTTGCGATAGGTAATGAAGAAAAACAGAAAGCGTTCATAGAAATACAAAAACAACAAATAATTAATTTAAAACAACAAGATGAACAATTAACTAAACAAATTGATGATTTAGGTAAGATAGGTTCTGAATATTTTGTAGTTGATAAGGCGGTTAAAAGTGTTGTAAATACAACTGACAAATATAGAAATTTATTAGAAGGGATAAAAGATATTCTTGATAGAGAGGCGAATGCTCAACGACAACTTAATGAACTTAGAATTGGGGAATATTCTAATTTAACAAAGAAAGAACAAGATTTCGCTAAGATAAGATTGGATAATGAAGAATTCAGAACCCAACTTATTGAAGGGGCGATTAAACGTGAACTTCAAGCATTGGATGATAAATTCTTAAAAGGTAAGATGTCTGAAGAAGAATATATTAAACAAATAGATAATATTAGAAAAAATGGTTATGATAGTTTATTAGAGAGTGAAAAGAAACTTTTGGATGAAAAAACTAAAGTAATGAATAAAGAAATTCAAATGAAAAAAGATGGGTATGAACAACAACGTGTTGACGCAATTAATTCAACTAAGATAACCCAAGATGAGATTGAATTTATGACTTTAGAATTTAACAAAGAACTTGCGATTAGAGAAATTCAACAATCTGAAATGAATGAGGAACAAAAACAACAAGCAATTTTAAAAGTTAAACAAGATTATTTTAATAAAGAAAAACAATTATTGTTACAACAAGAACAAGATAGATTAAAATCAATTGATAATGAACAAACAAAAGCATTAAAGAATTTTGAAGGGAGTGAAGAGGAGAAAAAAGATATTATCAGTAAATTTGATAAACAAAGATTAGATGTTACACAAAGTACTATTAGAACGATAAATAAACTTGAAGATGATAGTGTAAATAATTTAACTCAGAGTATTCAACAAAGAGCACAAGAGTTATCTAAATTTATTAATACTTATGGGGGACAAGCGATTGAATTATTTGGAACTATAAATGAATATCAACAACAACAAACTGAACAAACAACTTCAAGATTAGAAGAGAATTTAAATATGAACTTAGCGAACCTTCAAAGATTGAGGGACGCAGATGAAATTAGTTCTCAGGAATATGAAGCAAGAAAAGTTCAATTAGAAAATCAAACCCAACAATTGGTTATGATTGAAAGAAGAAAGGCGTTCCAAAAACAAAAAGCATTTAACATTGCGAACGCAATCATGACAGGTGCGTTAGCAGTCTTGAATGGATTAGCAACCCCACCATTAGTTCCATTAGGTTTGATTATGGCGGGTGTCGCAGGAGCGACTACCGCAGTTCAAGTTGCGACCATCTCACAACAACAATTCCAAGCAGCAAGGGGTGGTATAGTTCCATCAAATGGTTTACCTGGTGATGTTGATAGTGTTAATGCGAAGTTAGCACCTGGTGAGGCGGTAATCAATTCTCGTTCCACTTCAATGTTCCCAAATACATTATCCCTAATCAATCAAGCGGGTGGTGGTGTACCATTAACACCTGAAATAACTCAACAAGGTTCATCAGGTAGTGCGACTATCTTCAGAGAGAATTCACCACAACAACCAATACGTGCGTATGTCGTTGAAACAGAAATCACAGATACTCAAAGAAGGGTTGATAGAATTCAAAGAAGTGTAGAGTTTTAATCATTAAACGAATAAGACAATTTAATATTTAGACATATGGAAAAATTACCAGTATATTATTTAGAAATTGATGAGAACGATATGAAGTCGGGGGTCGATGCGATTAGTTTCGTTACTGAACCCGCAACTGAAATAACTTGGAATATGTTTAGTGTTTTAACTGATACATATAATGATTATCCAAAAGCAGCAACTGAGAACGCATGTCGTGCTTTGAAATACAAAGACAAAGAAAACCCTGATTGTGGTACTTTGGTGGGGTGGAAAAGAGCAAACCAATTGTGTAATAGAGATAATATAAGTTTAGACACAATCGGTCGCATGGCGTCATTTAAAAGACATCAACAACATAAAGATGTCCCCTATGATGAAGGATGTGGTGGATTGATGTGGGACGCATGGGGAGGTGATGAAGGAATTGAATGGGCGTTAAGAAAAATGGAATGGGCGAATAGAAATATGTGGAACAATAATATGTCTAAACAGAAATTCGAGATTAATGAAGAAAAAAGAATAATCACCGCACCTGTAATGTTAGCGGAAACCGAAATTCTAAGATATAACCCATCAATAGGTAAATACTATGTAAAGTTCAGTGAAGAAACCATTATGAAGATGATGAAGAAATACTTCAAGGATAATAAAATACATAGGGTAAATGAAGAACACGACCCAACAAGAGTTGCGAATGGTGTTTATATGATTGAAAGTTTTATAGTAGGTGATAGAACCGAAAGTAAATTATATCCGAATATCCCCAAAGGTAGTTGGGTAGCGTCTTTTTACATAGAAGATAAAGAATATTGGGAAGAAATAAAAAAGAATGGTTTTACAGGATTTTCATTAGAAGGTTTCTTTGAAGAACAATACGAAATGGAAATGATTAATAAAGTATTTAAATCAGTTAAGAATATTGTATTCTCAAATTTACCTGATGAAGATAAAGAAGAACAAATTAAAAGAATATTAGGTCTATGAAAACTATGTTAAGTAAATTTTGGATGGGGTTTTTAATGTTTATGACACCATTATTCCCCCTAATGATTATAATAACTATTTCAACTATATTCGATACATTTGTTGGAAGATGGTATGCGAAGAAAAAAGGGGATTTAGTCACCAGTGGTAAAACTCGTAAAGGATTATGTTCAAAGTTATTGATTTATTTATCAGTAATTTTCTTTTCATTTCTTATTGACCAATATATGATTAATGATATCACAAGAAATTATGTATGGTTTGATTTCGCATTCACACGTTTTTGGACTGCGTTCTTCGTTTGGATTGAATACACCAGTATAGATGAAAAAGTTAAATGGGTATATGGTGAGGGAATTACCGATAAAATCACCAAGTTTTTAAAGAGTATAAAATCAATGTTTATAAAAACCAAAGATATTAGTGATATCTTTGAAGAGGTCAAAAATAAAAACTATTAAACATAATAAAATAAACTATATTTAAGAATAAAATATTATGGATAAAAAGAATATATTAACTAAGATTAAAGAACTTTTCAACAATATGGAAGAAAAGTTTCAAAGTGATTATAAAACCCAAGATGGTAGAATTTTAAGAGTAATGGGTGGTATGGACGTTGGTACTGAAGTAAAAGAAATTACTGAACAAGGTGAAATGGATATCGAAGATGGTAATTATGTTTTAACTGATGGTATGGTTCTTATGATACATGGTGGTAAAATCGCTGAGGTTACTGAAATAGTTTCCAAAGAAGATGAAGAAATGGGTGATATGACAGATAAAGAACAAACAATGGAAGACGAATATAAAAACGAAATCGATACCAAATTAGTAGATGGTACTGAAATCAGAGTAATCACTAAAGGTGAAGCGATTAGTGTTGGTGATATGGTGTTAGTAAAAGTAGGTGAAGGTTATAAAGAAGCACCTGAAGGTAAACATGAATTAGAAGGTGGTTTAGTAGTTTATACCGATAAAGATGGATATATTAATGATATTGAAACTAAACAAACTGAAGAACAAAGTAAAGAAGATATGTCTGAAGTATTCAAAGCAATAACAACTTTAGTTGATGAAGTTAAAAAATTAAGAGGGGAAATTGTTGATGTTAAAAAAGAAAATACCGAATAAAAAAATAAATTTAGTAAATTCGCTAAAGAACCATCCGCAGAACCTACAAAACATGAAATTGTTTTCCCAAGTAAATTAAATAAAGAAGAAAGACTTAAGTTTTTCTCAAAAAAATAAATAAAATAATAAACTAATTAAAAAAATAAAATTATGAGTTTAAATGTAGCAGGACTAACGGCATATGTTGATGAAAACAAAATGGCGTTAATTAAAAAAGCAGTATTAGGTGGTAGAACTTTAAGATTTATAAATGTACAACCAGATATAAAATCTTCAGCAACCATCAATATTATCAATTCTGACTTGGTAGCACAAGCAGGAGCATGTGGTTGGGATGAAGATGGAACAACTATCCTAACCCAACAAACTTTATCGGTATGTCCGTTAAAGGTAAATGAAAGTATTTGTTTGGATACTTTGGAACAATATTATACACAAAAAATGATGAGACCAGGTTCTTATAATGAGAACATTCCTTTCGAACAAATCTTCGCATCAGAAAAAGCGGACAAAATCAACGCTTTGATTGATGATTTGATTTGGAAAGGTAATACATCATTAACAGGTCAAACAGGTCTTTGTGATGGTTTCATTAAATTAGCAGGTGTAACTTTCTCAGGTTCAGTTGTTAATGGTAACGTAAATAGTGTAACCGCTATCACCGCAGCAACCATCATCTCAATAGTTGATGGTATGGCTGGTGTGGTTCCAACTAATATCTTAGGTATGGATGACCTACATTTGTTCGTAGGATATGATTTCTACAGAACTTACGCATTAGCTTTGAGAAACGCAAACCTATTCCATTATACAGGTGCTGAAAATCAGGGTGAAGATTATTCACAAATGATACCAGGTACTAACATTCGTATAGTTGCGGTAAGAGGTTTAAATGGAACTAATAAAGCATTCTTAACTTCGGCATCTAATCTTTACTTCGGTACTGACTTATTGTCTGATAGTGAAGAATTCCAAATCTTCTACTCTGCTGACTTCGATGAAGTTAGATTTAGAGCAAAATGGAAACAAGGTGTTCAGTTCGCATTCCCTGATTATGTAGTATATTTCAAACTTTAATAATCAATTAATGGGGGGATTTTCTTAATCCCCCCTTCATAAAAAAATAAATAATAAACTAATTTAAAAAAATATAAATATGAGTTGTGTAATAGATACAGGTTATGTCTTGGGATGTAATACAATTGGAGGTGTTGAAAAGGTATGGATTGGTACTTATAGTGCTGACCAAGCGTACGCATTCAATACTGATAATGTAATCACAGGTATAACATCAGGGGTCACAATTTATTTAATGGAACAAGATATGGAATTCGCAGGATTGAACCAAACAGGAAACTTCTCAAGAGAGAATGGTTCAGTATTCTACGAAAGTGTATTATCTCTTAAATTCATTGAATTGACTGCTGATTTAAGAAATTTAGTAATTGCGTTAGGTAGAGCACCTATATTCGCAGTTGTAAAATCAAACGCTGGTGAATACTACGCGTGTGGTGTTGAAAGTGCTGGTAGAGCAACCGCAGGTGTTGCTTCACTTGGTATTGCTCAAGGTGACTTGAATGGTGCTACTTTCGAAATCACTTGGAGAACACCTAATGGTGTATATTTAATGAATTCAACATTGGTTGGTACATCCCTTCCAGTAGGTTCTTAATATAATCCACAGGGTTTTTGTTTATCCTTTTATTCGTTTTAAACCCTACGAACCCTCATCGTCCTGATGGGGGTTTCTTGTTTAAACAATAATTGTTTTTTAATATTTATAATAAAATTAATATGAAAAAAATAATTCTCTCCGTTATGTTTATTGTTAGTACTATAAACATTTCAAATAGTCAAAGTTCACTTAGTGACACATATAGTTGTGTAAACCCATTATTTGAAACATTAACAAATTGTTTCAATGTAAGTGATGTAACAGGGACTTATCGTGGTACAGGTTCAACACTTTATTTTAAACCTGATGAGGGTATTCAATATACACAATACTCACCTTGTGTAGATAATTACAATAAAGACAGAGTGATTTGTCCTACAGCACCATTATTAGTGATTGGTTCAATGACAAAAACTAAAAAAGTGGTACAACATTAATAAATCGTATATAAATTAAATAATAAATCCCGTCAATATCGACGGGTTTTTTGTTTTTATAAACAGAATTAAACAATCCATATTTATATGAAAATATTATGATTACATTATCAATAAATAGTACAACATCAGTTCCTTTTACTTTGTATGAAAAAACTACACTATCAGGGGCGACTTACATAATGGATTTATTTAGTAATCAAAATCATAACCATACTTATTTTTGGTTGACTGGTGACACGACTAATAATAATATGAGATATAATTACTTCCCAATTAATATAAGTAATTTAAATTTGATTACAGGTACTTATGATTATTTTGTGTGGCAGACAACAGGTAATACTTTATCAACAACAGGTTTAACAATTAGTGATGTTGTTGAAAGTGGGTTATGTGAAATAACCGGACCTAATCCATACACAGGTACTACATATAATAACCCTAAAACAGAATTTACTTTTGAATAAAATGAATATGGAAAATAAAAAAAAGAAAAATGAAATGAAAGTGGAAAAAATTATTGAACCCACTGAAAAAACCAAACAAATATTTAAAGTATTTAATTTTGGTAAGGAATATGTAGCACCTGAATATAAGTATGATGGTAAAGATGGATTTATTCATTGGGGTAGAGATAATCATTATCCCCAATATTTACTTGATTTATACAATCATTATGGTTCGACAACACATAAGTCCATCATCAACAAGAAAACTCGTCTAACAACAGGATATGGACTAAAAGATATAATTGACCCACGACTTGAAGAATATGTAAAGAGGAATAAACTTGAAAAAACTCTTAGAAAATGTGAGGTTGATTTTGAAATATTCAATGGATTTTGTTTTGAGATAATTTGGAATAATGAGGGTAGTGAATTTTCAATACATTATATGCCATTCAACAAAATTAGAAAAGGTATTGAAAGTAAAGAGATAGATTATCCACATTTCTTATATTCTAAAAATTGGAAAGAATTTAAAAAAGAAGAATTTAAACCAGAAATAATAAGAAAATTTGACCCTTCAGTTAGAATAGGTAAACAATTATATTATTACATCGAACCAAATCCTCAACAAGATGAGATTTATCCAATCCCTAATTATTCAACTACAATAAATTGGATTGAATTAGATTATGAGATTAGTAAATTCCATTTAAATCAAGTTAAACAGGGGTTCGCACCATCTTTTATATTAAATTTCTCTACAGGTATTCCAACTATTGAAGAAATGGATGAATATTATAGAGATTTTAAAAGAAATTATGAAGGAGCAGAAAACGCAGGTAAAATTATTATAACTTATTCTGAGGGAACTGACCAAAAACATGAATTAATCCCTATCCAATTAAATGATAGTGATGAAAGATTTATAATGTTACAAGATATGGTTGAAAAAAACATTGTAATGGGTCATGAAATACCTCCACAATTAGTTATTTTAACCCCAGGTAAATTAGGTTCAACAACAGAAAGACAAGAGTTATTAACAGAATTCCAATCTTATTATATTACAACAAGACAAGAACAACTTGAAGAACAATTTAATGAGGTTTTAAGAACAATTGGTTTTACTGAAGATATAATTTTAAAACAATATGATGAAGTGAGTACAGATAAAGAAGAAGATTTGGGTGTTCAAGAAAAAGCACAAGCGGAATTAAAAGGTTCAGTAGGTGGTGTTCAAGGTATATTACAAATACAACAATCAGTTTCCCAAGGATTTACCACAATTGATAGTGGTTCAGCAATCTTGGAATTGATATATGGTATTGACCCAGTCGAAGCAAGAAGAATGTTGGGGGAACCAAAAACAATCCAACCAACTGATAATACACAACAAATAATTAATGGATAATGGCGACACTTAAAGTAAAATTTATATCAACGATATATCTAAAAGAAAATACAACTATAGAACAAAATGTGGATGATAATAAACTTGTCCCATTTATTTATACCGCCCAAGACACACATATTCAACAAGCATTGGGTACTAATTTTTATAATAGATTAAAAGAAGGTGTTGTTAATAATGACTTATCAACATTGGAAGATGATTTTTTAAGGGATTATGTTCAACCTTGTTTAGCACAATGGGTATTTTATGAAGTATATCCATTCTTAAATTTTAAAACTACTAACAAAGCGGTATCCAAGGAAAGTTCTGAGTTCTCACAACCATCTGAATTAGATGAAATAAAGTATATGAGACAAACAATTAGAGACCTTGCTGAATTCTATCTTAAAAGAATAAACCAATATCTATGTGATTTTGGTCATTTATTCCCTCAATATCAAAATCCTGACCCATATGAAAACTTACCAGCGAATAGTAAATCCTATTTCTCAGGTTTATATCTACATAGAAGAGGTAGAGAATTATTTAAAGATTATCCAACCTATTATGGGGATAGATATGATTGTCGTGATTGTGGTAATGGTTGTGGATAATATTGTAAAATATATTAATTAAAATGTGTAAAGTAGAATTTGACTTATATGAATTATTAAATCACCCAAAATTGAGTGATGAATATAAATTCAAACAATTAGAGGAAAGAATTGATGAGGAGATATTTCTTGATTGGTTGGAAAACCAAGAGATAGGTATTCCATTAATTGAATTGGGACTTGAATTAAACGATTTGGGAGACTTTCATGAACTCGATGACACTGATTATCGTTATGTTGAACAAAAGTTCACCAAGGGAGATAAAATAAGTTTTGATTATGATGAAACCTTAACCACCCCAAGGGGAATGGAATTATGTAAAAAGAAGATTGAAGAAGGTTATATAGTTTATATTATCTCTGCGAGACAAGATAAAGAACCAATGTTCAAACGAGCGGATGAATTGGGTATACCCCATTCAAGAATATTCGCAACAGGTTCGAATAAAAATAAAATTGAAAAGGTAAAAGAACTTGGTATCAAAACTCACATTGATAATAATAAAGATGTGGTTAAAGAATTAGGTTCAATTGGTGAGAAATTTCGTGTTATAAGACTTTATAAATACTTTGGGAATATTAGTGATAACTCAAGACCATTTTGTAGAACATTGGTTAGAAGAACTGATATTTCATTATTAAGAAAAGAAGATATTGAATTATTAAATACTCAAAATCCAGGTTTTGGTAAAGGTGGTTCAAATGATTATTCTGTTTTCAATTGGAGAGGTGGTGCTAATTGTAAACATAAATGGGTTAAATATTATTATGACCAAGATACAATGAATTTAGTAAAAGCACCTGACCAACCAACACAAACATCAGTAGATGGTAAAGTACCATATGCGAATGGAACATTAACCCCACCACCAAGAAAAAGGTCATAAACAGATTATAAAAAATAATATTTAAGGATATGAGTATAAATTTATCAACATTATTCACAAGTTTAGGTATCATAGATGGTAATCAAAACGCAAAAAATCAATATGATTTTTATTATGGTGTTGAATGGAGTGGTGGTACGATTACATATAATCAATATGATTTCTTTAGACAAACTCCACAAGGTAATAGATATGATTTTTTCAAACAATATACAAGTGAAACAGACTTTTATAAAAATACAAATGACCCAAATATATATGACTATAAAACATTTTATGAAAACGCAGCGATATACTTTCCAAGTGTAACTCCAGTTGTATGGATTTTATCAACAGGATTTTGGGATGATAATGGTGTATGGTTAGATACAAGTTCATGGATAGATTAACAAATAAATTAAATTAAAAAATTAAATTATGCCTAATATCGGATTAATAACTAATACAGAGAATGGTTTAAGTGTAAGAAACAAATTAAATGATGTAATAAATTATGTTAATACAGGTTTCACACAAGATGATAAATATGTAACTGGTGGGACATTTAGTGCCGGTACTTTAACTCTTAATAGACAAAATGGTGATGTAACAATTACAGGTTTCACAACTAATATTCCACAAACAATATTAAGAAGTACAACAGATTTTTCAACAAGTTCAACAACTTATGTTATATTATATAGTGGTTTAATACCAGCAAATACATTTGCGGTCGGAGATACAATACATTTTGAAATAACATATAGAAAAACTGGTACCGCTGGAACTGGTAATAATAGAGTATATGTAAATACTTCAGCTTCATTAGTAGGAGCCACACAAATTGCTCAAAAGGTAATGGATAGTTCAGCAAATTTATATGGTAAGTTTGAAAGAACACCAATAATAAAAAGTGCTACAAATACAGAAATAATTATTGCGACAAATAATTTAAACACAGATTTCACAAATGTATCAAACGCAGCATCAACTTTAAATATTAATTGGGCGGTTGACCAATATTTTATAGTAGGTGGTTCTGTATCAAATGCTGCGGACACTCATATTTTGTCAGGTGTAATTCTACAAAAATTATAAAAATTATAAAAATTATAAAATGGAATATATAACAATAAATAATAAAATAGCAACTTATAAAAATAATAACTATGAACTTGTTGAATTTATAGAAGTAGATACAATAAGTTTTTTAATGGTTACTACAACAAACCCTATAAATTTTTATTATGATGATACAGAGTTTAATGGACAACTTTACAATTCAGTTGAAGAATTAAATCAAACATTTATACAATAATAAACTAAATTAAAAAAATTAAAATATGCCAAGTATTGGATTAATAAGTAACGGAGAAAGTGGTTTAAGTGTAAGAACTAAATTAAATGAGGTAATCGACTATGTAAATACAGGGATTACACAAGATGACAAATATATAACAGGTGCGACATATAATAATTCAACGGGGACTTTAACCCTTGAAAGACAAAATGGTTCTATAAATGTAACAGGGTTTACTACAGGTTTTACTGAAACCCAAAGTTTAGAGAATGTATTATTATTAGGTAACATAACTAATGGTAGTAATATTGTAATGTCATCAGGTGACACATTACTTGGGGATGCGATATTAAAACTATCAGGTAACACAGGAGTTGAAATTGACTATTATGGTGGTTCTTTTGACGAAGAATTAGTAATGGATAGTAGTGGTATTAATTTACAACTTACAAATAATACTCTTGAAAGTAAATTAAATTATAATGGTAGTTCTGTATTTTTACAATCAACAGACAATACAAGTTCATCAACAGGTCAATGGTTAGTAAATTCAACTTCGATAGCGGGTAATATGACAGATGTTTCAAATTTCCCAAATAATATAAGTACTTTCAACCAAGATTTAAATCAAATTTATAGTCAAATTGCTAATGCTACTCTAACTTCAGATATAACTCTTGACCCATTTGGTAATACATCAGGAACAAGAATATATACTGAAAGTATAGGTAGTGGTGCTAATTCAAAAATAACTCAAGAATATACTAATTCTACTATTACAACAGATAATGCTGGTGGTTTAGTACATTCAGTAATAGTTGGTCAAGGTTCGGTTGAAACTACCGCAACTGATGGTACTATAAGTGCTTTAGTTAGTGTGGCATCAACAACTATTTCAAGAGTAATAAGTGATGGTTCAACAACATTCGCAGGTAGTATTGATACAATTCACGATACCGCATTAGGTAATAATAAAATTCAACATAATATAACTACTTCAAATTTAACTGGTATCACAAGTACATCTATGTTATTTGAAACAGATGTGAACACAGATACAAGTAGTATAGTTATGTCTATAGTTGGAAATGGTAATACTTCAATGTCAATTGAAGATGAAAAAATTACTATTGATACAATATTACTTAATTTACCAAATATCCCCGCATATGATGATGACGCAGCAGCAGGAACAGCTGGTTTATTAGTAGGTGATGTTTATCAAACTACAGGTAATGGAGCAGCACCACTTGATGCCGCAGGTATTGTAATGATAAAACAATAATTTAGATTTGGAATATAAAAATTGAACCCCATCACAAGTGGGGTTCTTTTTTTTATGGAAATTAAAAAACCCCAATCAGAAATGGGGAAACTGATTGGGGTTGAAACCTAAGAAACATTATATTTATTTATCAGGATTGTCTATTTTCTTTTCAATATTGGTAACTCGTTCATCCAAGTCCATTATTACATTTAAAAGATAGATATAAACCATCTTTTGTTCAGGGGTTGTATTATCATCTGCGATAATTCTCATTACATCTGTAAAGGTAATTTTGATTTCTCTGTCTAAATTTAAATCTTCCATTGTTTTTGTTTTTTATGTTTATCTTATAATAATAAATATCACCAACTTTTGAAAAAGTCAGAAAAAATAAAATTAATTAAATAAAATTTCTATAAGTTTTTCTTTTATCTCGGGGTTATTTTTTATTTTCTTTAATACGCCCCTAATAATTAAAGATACATTTTGTGATGAATAACCTGTTTTATCTGATAAAACCTTATGAGTTGTTTTGGGTATTAAGTAATAATCCAAAAAAATTGAAATCTTTCTCTTATCTACTTTTGGTAATAACATTAAAACATCTTCAATTTCCTTTCTATTAATCAATAAATCTACGTATGATGAATTATTATCTATAAGGTGGATATAATCTACCTCATCAAGATTAACCATCATTGAAAGTGATTTTAATTCTTTTTTATGTCTTGGATATTTGATTACATCCCTTTGAGAATTGATATAATTTAATATACTCCAATTAACAATTGAATGACAATAAGAAATAATATTCTGACCCCTTTCAATATTGAAGTCATCAATACCTTTAATTAACCCGATATTACCAGTTGAAATTAATTCTTCCATATCATTGGGACAATTATACCTACTAGCGATATAAATAACCATTGGTAAAAGAGATTTAATTACTTTATCTCTTTCACCATCTTTTAATAATTTAATTAAAGTTTTATTATCACAATCAATTTTTGATTTGGTTATTTCTTTTTTATATGTCCTTATTATTTTTGAATTATTCATTTAATTAGATATTTGGTTTCTTTGGAAACAAGTTTATGATATTAGTTTTTAAATTTGAATAATTATTGGATACCCATTTTAAATTACTGATATCATTATTCAATCTATCACCATCAATATGAATTAATTTATTTTTATGTATTGGATGGGGAATAAATGTTTCAGCAATTAATCTATCATAATCAAGATACTGATATTGATGAAATACTTTTTTATACCCATGTTTTATGTATATATTAAGTATTCTATAATTATTTGTTTCAACAATAACACCTTCTTTATTAATTATTAAAGATTTGTTTGTGTTGGGGATATAAAACCATTCGTGTTGGTCAAACATCATTTCATCTTTTCTGAATTTAATTAACTCAATTTTCCTTTTATCCATTTTTAATTTTTTTTTAATTATTTATTATTTAATAATAAATATCTTGAAAGTCATTAAAAGTTTGGTTTTAATAATATTATTTTTCTTATACTAATAGTATTATTTTTGTTCTATTTTTGAAGGTGATAATAAACAAGTTATCCCCCTACCCCCTTAAGAGAGATAACTTATATTATCACCATTAAGATTTATTTGTTTTATTTTCGTGAGGCTGTTAGTGGTTACAAGTTGTCGAAAAACCAATCTAACATTTAAGATAATATTATCGTTCCACCTTTGTTCGGTTCTAAGCCATCGGTTACACTTCATCCCTTCATCGTTTAGATAATATCAACGATTACAATTATAAATATGTAGTAAAATGAAAAAGTCATTTTTTATAAAAAAAAAATTAAAAAAATGATTTTTTGTAAAAGTCAAGATATTTATTAATAAATAACAAACAAAAAAAGTAAATATAAAATGGGAAATTATCAAGAAAAATGGTTAAGTGATTTATCAGAGGGTCAAAAGGGTGAAAGAATTGTTGCTGAGTTTTTATCCAATAGATTTGGATTAGAGGACGTTTCATATAACAATGATAGTGATTATGACTTCAAGGGGAGAAAAGACGACAGAGAGGTTTTATTTGAGGTTAAAACAGATAGATATGAATACTTCAAGGGTGAGACAACATATAATATGTTTATTGAAATAACTTGTAGTGGAAAACCAAGTGGGATATTGACTTCTAAAGCAGATACATTTATATATTTCTACCCTGATTTGGAAAAGATGTATATAATCCCAATGAGTGAATTAAGAATGTTATGTATTAAAGAAGATATTAAATTAACTTCAATGTCAGGGGATGGTGGTAGAACTGAAGGATATTTGGTTCACAGAAACCTTTGGAAAGATAAGTTCAAAGTATATAACATAAAGAAAGAAAATAACCTATGGAAAGAAAAGACATCAAAATGATAATAAAAATTTGTTTAATCATTGCGATTATCCAAGTAATAATAAACCTAATAACAATAAACTAAAAAAAAACAAATAAAATGGAAAAAAGTATAACAATAACAAACAAATATCTTTCTACAGAAGATGATAACTTCTTAGATGATGTAGACCTTGAAATCATTTGGAAAGAAATGAATTATGTTAAATATGAGATAACAAAAATTGAAAAAGGAACAGACACTATAGAAGTGTTTTATAAATTAATAAACTAAACTAAAAACAAAAAAACGATGAAAAAGGAACATACGTATGTAATAACAAAAGAAGATGGTGATGTAATGGAAATTGATAGTATCAGTTATTTAAATTACATCTTAAGAATGATTAAAAATACCCCAAACGATATGGAGTTGGGGAATAAACTAAGAAAAGAGTATGAAACACTTAGAATGTCATTGATAATATTATTCAATGATGATATCGAAGATAATGAAGAAATACCTTATTAAAAAAAATAACAATGTGCTACTACCTACTTGGTTTCCTATACGGATTAATGTTAGGACTAATAATAACTAATGAAAAACAAAATGAAAAAAAATAGAATGATACACGAATTACTTGGGGTGAATTCAAAGAATATTCAACCCCATCACGACAAAGTGGTTCAAGAATTGATTAATTATAATTCTGATTTAGAATTAAGATTACAAATTTATACTGAATATGAAGATATTAATGGTATAACTAAAAAAGAATTCTTGACAAATGAAGTTGACACTCTTTACGCAATATTGGGAAGTGCGTCAGCATTACTTTATGTTTATAATAATTTAGAAAAATTCGAATTATCGGTAGATTTACATAAAGAAATGAAAAGAACATTTTGTTTAATAATGAATGAAGTCTACCATAAAACAAATAACGAAGAAAAGTTCCATACATTATTGGAAAATATGTTCAACGGATTTAAAGAAATATACGAATAATGACTATAAATGAAATACTGGTAGAAATGACAACAAAGGGGTCTATCTACGATGAGATAATGAATAATATTTTAA